ACGAAGGGATCCTTCAAGGCGAAGAATTTCGCGAGTCATTTCGTCAATCGTTTGTCTAATCTTAGTAATGTTATCATTGACGTTAAGGGTCGGCATTATACTGAATTAAAGTTTTTAGTCTTTAAATCAATATGATTACTAGATCCGGGTATATCATATCCGATCCAACACCGGAGATCAGAAAAGAATTAACTGTGAGACCTGTCATCAACACAGAATTTGGGTATCCACCTCCACCATTCAAAGTGTATAAACCCGCAAAAAATGGTATATGTGTGCCCCGATTCTTTGCCGAAGAAAAGTTTGGTAAAGCACAAGAAGATCGTCGTCCCGAACCATGTCGAGCCAAACTTAAATTCCATGGAACACTTCGTGATGAAACACATCAAAATGATGCTCTCGCTAAAGCCATCGAGGTTGGCCACGGTGTTTTATCTTTGCCGTGCGGGTTCGGTAAAACAACCGTATCATTAGCCATCGCATGTAAACTTGGATACCGGACAATGATCATCGTACACAAGGAGTTTTTAGCTAATCAGTGGCGAGAACGAATTAAACAATTTTGTCCAGGCGCCACGATCGGTATCGTTCAACAAGATAAGAAAGAAGTGGAGTGTGATTTTGTCATAGCCATGCTTCAATCTCTATCTCTTAAAGAGTATTCATTTGGTGATTTTGATAGTATAGGAACTGTGATTGTTGATGAAGCACATCATATATGCGCTAAAGTGTTCAGTCAATCTTTGTTTAAGATGTGCCCTAAACACATCTTTGGTCTCTCGGCGACACCTGTTCGTAAAGATGGTCTCTCTAAAGTTCTTCATTGGTTTATGGGTCCTATATTCTTTGCTGTCGAACGCGAAAATCAAGAACAGGTTGATGTGTTTCCGGTCGTGTTTGAGTGTCCCATGTTTAGAAATCCACCACCGTGTACGAGAACAGGTACTATATCATTGGTCAATATGATCACAGAACTTGTGGAGCATCGTGGTAGGAACAAGATGCTTGTTGCATTAGTTAAAAAAGCCTCTGCGGGATCAAGGCAGTTACTCGTGCTCAGTGATCGTAGACAACATTGTGAATTTTTACATCAATGTTTTCCTAAAAGCTCCGGTCTGTATATGGGTGGTATGAAAGAAGCGGATCTTGAAGCATCATCTAAAAAGAAGATCATCTTCGCAACTTTTAGCCAAGCTCACGAAGGTTTAGATATACCGACACTCGATACCGTTATTTTGGCTACACCAAAATCTGATATCCAACAATCTATTGGTCGGGTCATGCGAGAAACGCCAGGTAAACAGAACAACCCACATATTTATGATATAGTGGATCAATGGTGTATATTACACGCCATGTACAAAAAACGTCTCAGAGTCTACAAACAGGGTGGTTTTAATATTACTCTGAATCTAGATAAGGATGAAGAAAGTCCTTTCCAGGGAAAGTGTTTAGTTTTATAATCTGCGACACTACTAGATATGTCTGGTGCATTAATACAGCTCGTCGCCAAAGGTGCTCAAGATGTATTTTTTACGAGCAGCGAAGGAACATCATTGTTCTCGTCTAAATATTCTAGACACACAAACTTCGCCCAAGCTCCCCGATTCATTAAAGAATTCACACTCGCAGACGATTCTTATGTCATACCAGCTTATGGTGATCTTCTTACAGGGCTTTGGTTCGAAGGTAACGAACTCGTCGACGCATTCCAAGGGGCAACCATAGATCTCTATATAGGTGGTCAAAAAATAGACTCCCAACCATTTGATTTTGTGAGTGACGTTTATCAAAATTACCTCGCAGACACATACACAAAGTCTCAGGAAATAAACAATAAATGCTCAGTCACGAATACAAACTTTTTACCACTGCCATTCTTTTTTAATAACAAAAACTCATACATTCCGATGGTAGCTCTTCAATATCATCAGGTTGAATTAAGAGTCAACTTTGTCGAGACAGCTACACCCGTGAGCGCTAAATTATATGGCCATTATGCATTCCTCGACGCACCAGAGAGAAAGAAATTTACATCCAATAAAATGGATTTCATCATTACACAAACGCAATCAATAAAGGAAAATATGACCCAGGGGTATAATGACATTGATCTTTCAAATTTTAATCATCCAGTAAAATCATTATTTTTTGGTATTCCCACCTTATCCGATAATGTCGCATCGGATCGTTTTACATTCGATACAGCAGACATTCTTTTGAATGGTACACATCTCTTGGAAGGTATGTCCCCAACGTACTTTCACTCCGTTCAAAATTACTTCAATTCTGAATTTGGTATTTCGGCATTTCACGAAGAATATAACACTCCATTTTACACGAGATATTATGCCTATCATTTCTGTACGAACGCATCCGAATATAAATCAACGGGTACATGTAACTTCAGTCGTTTAGATAGCGCGCATCTACAATTAAGAAATGTAGTGTTGGGACCAAGCCGATCCGGTGAAAAAATACGAATATACGCAGTTAACTATAACGTGTTGCGTATCCAGGACGGAATGGCTGGAATTTTATTCGGAAACTAATGTAGAATACCATGGTTGGTAAAACGACCCAAGTTCGGGAGTTGATTATTAATCGCCTTGACACTGATGGTGAACGCACGATTATCGATCGGACAGCAACAAAGACGGATGTTTTGGAAAAGGATATCTTTGTTGCTGCATTAGACCGTACAATTTTACAAGTGTCAAATAACTTTTCAAATATTGTAGCATCTCAAGAGGATATTACACGTATCGATGGTATATTATTGGCAAATAACCTAAATCCAGATACAACCGCCTTTGATGATCTTCTTGCAGATCACACATCAAATGCCATACGTCTCAGTATTCTAGAAAATTTACATTTGACGAATGCTCTCGTGTTATCTGATACATTCTCCAATGTAACTACTCTACAATCAAATGTTAGTGATATTATAGCTAATGTATACGAGTTACAGACGAATGTGTACACAAATTATTCTAATATCTCAAAGTTGCAATCTAATGTCGTATCCATAGAAGGTAATATTGATACAGTAGAAGGACGTGTGACGACGGTTGAAAATAGCATTTCAAGTATAGTAAACTTCGGTGATGTACAACAACTTTCAGTGGATGTCGAAAATATAATCAATAAACAATACGGTACAACCGGCGTTATCATCGGTAAAGATTCCGGTCTCGGTGGTATTGGTTCAGAATCTACGGTAGTCGGTAAGGATTCGGGTGCATTTCTAGGTGATTACTCGGTAAGTATTGGATACAACTCAACAAACTACCCATCCGCCGCACAAAAAAAGGATAATACAATTGTCATATCAGCTATCGGTGATAGTCAGACACTCACACCGGTTAGATCTAATTCCCTATACATGGCACCAATTCAAGAAGATAACTCCAATGTGATTCATATACTTGGATCAAATCTGGCGACACACGAAGTCGTGACAACATCGCTGCTCGCATTGATCGACAGTGATGTTCATGTTGGTACAACTATTAAGGTATTTGATGGACATGGTCTCACAGCGAACGTGGTGATAAATGACGATGGCAATTCTTCGTTTGGTAAGAATATGCAGAATAAAGGTACATTGACTGTTGGGGGAACGTCTTCGTTCGCGGGTGCCATGCAAATAAATAATACACTGACTACGGGAAGTACTATAATTGTTAAAGATGGTACGACGACAAATGCGACCATAGCGAAAAATGGAACCTCCTCATTCGCAGGTGCTATGCAAGTGAATAATGATGCAACGTTTGACGGTACAGTCTATTACAAAAATAGTGGTACCGAAAATGCACGAATCAATGGCACAGATGGAACATCTTCGTTCAGTGGTGCCATGCAAATAAATAATACACTGACCACGGGAAGCACTATAATTGTTAAAGATGGTACGACGACAAATGCGACCATAGCGAAAAATGGAACCTCCTCATTCGCCGGCGCGATGCAAATCAACAATAACCTCACGACCGATGGATCCTTTTTTGTGAAGGCTGGTAGTGCGATAAAGGCTCAAATCCTGGATGATGGTTCGGCGTCTTTTGCGGGTGGTGTAGTAGCGAATGGTATTACGAGTCTGTATAGTAACCTGAACGTCTTCGGTAACACTATAAGCATTAAAAGTGCGGATGGTACAACTTTGAAGACAGTATTATCCCCTAGTGGGACATCGTCATTCGCAGGTGCCATGCAAGTCAATAGTACCGGTACATTTGCCAATACATTGACCGCTAAAAATTTGACGCTGGATAAATGTAACATTGATGCGAGTGGTCACGGATCATTCAACGGTGATTTGACGACATCGAATATTTTCATGTACAATCAAAGTTTCATTATGTACAATGGATCGAATAAACAAATTGTACTTCGCAACGACGGTACGGGTAGTTTTGGAGCTGGTATAACAGTTGTTGGTAGTATTCAAGGGCACGATGATATAGAGATATATGAGGGTAGTGTAATCAATTTTAAAGTGGATTCTGCAACTGGTAATACGGTGTCCAAAGGACTTGGTTCTTTCGCTACTCTAAATTGTGGTGGAAACGTGACTGGTCTTTCAACTGGTTCTTTCGCTACTCTAAATTGTGGTGGAAACGTGACTGGTAAATCCACAGGTTCTTTCGGGACCTTGAACTGTGGTGGAAACGTGACTGGTCTTTTAACTGGTTCTTTCGGGACCTTGAGCTGTAGTGGAAACGTGACTGGTAAATCCACAGGTTCTTTTGGAACCTTGAGCTGTGGTGGAAACGTGACTGGTGTTTCCACGGGTTCTTTCGGGAATTTGACATGCGGTGGAAACGTGACTGGTGTTTCCACGGGTTCTTTTGGGAATTTGACGTGCGGTGGAAACGTGACTGGTGTTTCCACGGGTTCTTTCGGGACCTTGAGCTGTGGTGGAAACGTGACGGGTGTTTCCACGGGTTCTTTCGGGACCTTGAGCTGTGGTGGAAACGTGACTGGTAAATCCACAGGTTCTTTCGGGACCTTAAACTGTGGTGGAAACGTGACCTGTGGTGGTAATGGATCATTTGGTACATTATATTCATCTGGTGACGTGACCGCATTTTCCGATAAACGTCTCAAGACTGACATTGTTAAAATTGAAAATGCTCTCGAAAAAGTTCAGCGTTTGAATGGGTACACATACACCAAGGATGGTCATAGACACACGGGTGTGATAGCTCAAGAACTCTTGGAAGTTCTTCCAGAAGCTGTACACGGTTCAGAAGAAAACTTCTACTCCGTTGCGTATGGTAATATCATTGGTCTTCTGATTGAAGCCATCAAAGAATTGAGTCAACGATAATTAATTTCATTTTTCCCATGTTTGATCTTAAAAAAAGAACATGGCAAAAACGATTTACTTTTCTAAAGTGTCCATTAACGCGAGTGTAAGCACACCCACGATAAAGAACATAACTACGTAGTTACATTCTGTATCCTCTGATGTGGGAGGTTTTTTAGATACAA